ATCTCCAGGTTTTCCACTCAATCTCAAGTATAAGGAGAAAGGTCCTGCTTGGGAGGGAGATAAAGACCTGTTAGTAGAGATAGTGTGGCAGATTCTGTCCACAGGGAAGTTCGAGGTGCAGTTTGAGTACCGTCCTGGTAAATATTTCTGCTGGAGGCATGTCTACTATCAAGTTTCACCGAAAGGTGAGTTGCGAACAGTAGATAAGCTTTTAGCGGAGGACAAGAAAAAACGTAAGACTCGTACATTCATGTGTGGCGACTTGGTGCTTTATCTCGTCACTGTCATGTTGTATGGGCCTCAGCACGAGGTGTTCCTGAGTATGGCTGATCATCAGCAGTGGTCGGCGGTTGGAATGTCGCCGTGGTATGGAGGGTGGAACCGGTTGGCTCTGTATCTGTCGTCTGGAGAACGCGATAAAGACGCGGACCCTGATTTTCATTGTTTTGACGTAAGTCACATGGAAGCCTCGGTCTGCGACGCGATCCAGACAGTTATTGACAGAAACAGAAATGAGGGGCTACATCGTAGGTGTTCTGGTCCTGAGTACCATGCTGTAAGGCATGGTCTTCAATGGGTTCATGACAACTCTGTAGCTCTTTATGTCATCGGTGTAACCGGGTGGTTGTACCTTATCCAAGGTAAGAATCCTTCAGGGAAGTTTCTCACTGCGGATGATAATACTCTTGCTTTAATGCTTGGGTTCCTGTACGTAATAGCGCGGGGATGCCAGACGGAGCAGGAGGTGTTGGGACACTACTTTGATACCCCAGCAAAGCTCTTTGGGGATGACTCGATTATCCAGGATAAAGCCTGGGTCCATAATGCCGTAAGGTATATGAGAGAGATCGGGTTTGAACTGAAATACGAGTGTGCAGTTGGTCCTTTGACTGACGCTCGTTTCTTAAATGCTGGGTTCCATCGTGGGAGTACTACGTGGTATTTCAAGCCAAACTTTGAGAAGATTCGTGCTTCGATCTTCTTCCTGTGGAAATCCAGGAGCTGGCGCTTAGCGTATGTCAAGGTTTGTGCGTATCGACAGCTCGTTTTCCCGTATGAACAGTATCGGAGAGAGGCGGATCGGATGCTTTCCTATATAATCACTCATCATGATGATTGTATGCTTGGAGAGCATTCTATGGATTCCGTAATCTCTTATGCTAGTGCTCGTTCGTCGCTCATGAGTGATGCTGACAACGAGTTTCTTCATTCCGGGTTTGAAGTGGGAGACCCAGTCCCACGAGAGTGTGTTATGGAGAGTCGGCGGGTGGGGCTTGCAGCCGGCTGCA